CTTTGCCAAATCCACGCCCCAAGCAACAACGCTTTTGTTGGTTACTGGCTTGTAACAACTACGGATTGCATCAATTCCGAATGGGTTTGTCTTGTCATCGGCTGGTTCTGCCAAATACAACTCGTTGAAGACATGAAATGGGAGATCTCGTTTGGCTTGTTCAACCTCTTCCAGTTTGAGAATCCCTTCCTTGACCGCATCATATGCCGTTATCTTGAAATATCGGTAATCACTCTCACCGCTTCTCGCCCTTTCGCCCAACTTATAGAACCAATTCTTCTTCCCTTTGACATTCCCAATCAGTTTACACTTGCCTTGTGTGGCAGTTAGGGTTGAACGCATCGCATACCAACTCTCCTCACGCATACGAGATGCCTCATCTATCACGGCAGCGTAGACATCATCACCATACAAGTTGTCAGGCTTCTCACCTGATTTGAATTCTATCCTTGCACCCGTGGGAAGGGTAAGCAATAGTTTGGTTTCGTTGCTGATGAAGAAGTTCTTGTCCGTGACTTGTGACTTCATCCTTCGGAATGCTATCTCCGCTTGTTGGTATACTGGAGCAACCCACCACACGGATTGATTGTCCTTGCATTTTAACGCTTGTTCAAATAACCAAATAATGTGAGATGCCGTCTTACCCGTCTTTGTAGACGCAGCAGTAATGGTAAAACGAGCATCACAATCAAGGATGTCTTTTTGGTAACTCGTGACATATGGTCTTTGATAGGTTATTTGCATAAACTTTGGTACACACTTAATCGTGTTAGGTTGTGCAGTTCAAGGTTGTGGTATGTCTCACAATAGATGCGATTTGATTCGCCCATTGATTGTCTAACAGAATGCCCAGCATCAATCAGTTTTTGTATGGATGCCTTCCAGTTGTTTTGTGTTGCGAAGATCACGCCATCGTTTGCCGTGTGGTATAAATATGGGTAAACCGCTGAACAGATAATTGGGATAGAATAGGCAGCGGCTTCCACAATCTTCAATTCACTCTTACAGTTGTTAAAGTTGTTATCAACCAATGGTGCAAGTACGAAATCAAAGTGCTTGTATACCTCGCCGTATTCAAATACGGAAGTGCCTTGAACGATGTTGGCTTTGGGAATGAGTTTCACGATGTTGTTCCAATGATCACTCGGAGTGTATCCGCAGATGTAGAAATCCACATCCATTGAATTGATGTCATCAGCAATGAGCTTCAAATCCTCTTCGTGTGTGATTCCACCAACCCATCCTATTTTCACTCTCTCGTTCTTCTCCTTTGGTTGCTTCCATTGGTTGTGAGATGTATCCAAACAGTTCGGCACAATATAGACATTGTCATTGATTGCCCTGACCTGATTTGCCAACTTTGGTGTTGTGCAGAATACCGCATCCGCATAGTTGATGGCATCCTTGATGCAATTCTTTATTCCTTTGCGATACGCCCAATATGCTGGGTTGTATTTTGGTAACACCCAATAATCATCCACATCTATCACATAAGGCTTACCGGCATCCGTGATGCGTTTTAAGACATCGTACTGATTCTTACCAAGCCATCGTGAAAAGACAATCACATCGTAGGGTGCAAGGTCAACCGTCATCCACTCGGATTGTGATTGGCAGACATCAACCTCCGCTTCTCCGTTTATTTGCATTCTCAAATGTGGTGCGTAGATGCGATGGTAAACCACACCATTGATTCCGTCTGTTAGTATTAAAAGTTTCATAGGGTATTAAGTAAGTAATTAAAGCCTTGATTGGTTACATAGTCAAAGCCATTGTTGATAGGGATAACATTTGGTGATTGTACGCATACCTCAAGCAATCGTTTTACTTTCATCTGCTCTGCGATGGCGTAGGTGCTTGACTGATTCCCAATGAATGCCTTGCAACTGCCGACAATGGTTGCCAACATCAATGCATCTTGACATTTCAATAGTTCACAATCCAACTTCCATCTCTCCGTGAATGCGATGTACTCGGATTCGTACCCAAAGAAAACGCACTTGTGTTCCTTGAGTGGGAAATAGTTGATATCGTGATTGCGATAACGAGCAGAGAAGTTCAAGAGAATCTTGTCCTCAAAGTATGAGATCGGTTCACTGGCTTCAATGCAAGGTTCGTGAAGGTCTGTTATCAATTCGGGATAGACAAGAAAGTGGTTGCGTCTCAAATCACCAGCAGACAGATTCAACCCGTGATGCCTGAACTTATCGAAGTCATAAGCCATATCGATGTGTGAGTGCATCTCAACCTTTCTTATGTAGGATTGATGCTCAAGCAATGGTTTGATATATTCGTATGAGTTTAAGTTCATACAGTATCCACCGCTTGGATGACCGGAAACAGTATTCTGCTCACGGAATCCGATGTGGAAATCTACCGCACCGTGTAACTCTGCAACTCGCTTGGTTGCTGTAAGTGAATAGATCAAATCACCAAGATGTCCCGACTGGATTACTCTCATAGTTCTTGCAGTTGTTTTTTTACACCAACGAAGAAAATTATCTCATTCCTATTTTGCCAAGAGTTATACGACAAGGCTTCAAGTATTTCATCAATGCAAATCAACGCACAATCTCTTGTGGTTAATCCGTTGCCAAAACTCTCCTTGAGTTGGAATGCTTTCTCTTCAGGTGTCATTCGTTCGGAGTTACTGGGATGGGCATCCAATATGCCACATCAATAATTGCATTGCTGTACTCATCAACCCAAAGGTCATCGAAGTACCTTGCCAAAGTTATTCTCTCATCCTTAGTGTAAACGACTTGGATGTCTTCGTCTTGTGGTGGTAGTTTGTCATCACCTCTCCAACTTGCTCTCATCTAAATTCAAAGTTATTGTGAAATTTTTACTTTCAATAGTTTGGTCAATCGTTTCTTTTGGTTTGCCTTGTGATCGTGTTAACAACATCTCCAAGTTAAACAGGGAGTTCTTGTCGTGCGATTTCAATAACGCACCGGCAATGATGCGTTCAAAGATTGTGTACTCATCCCCTCGGTCTATCTTCTCCAGTTCTTTCCGTGACAAAGTAAGCATAGCGTTTACACTATCCTCAACCTGACTTTTGGTGTATCCAATCTCTTTCAATTGGGTTATTAATTTTTGCGGTCTTCCTTGAAGATTTCTTCTTTCATCTTCACCTTTCTTGAACGGTTTTAAGTTTTCAGGATTTGCCATAATTCTCGCAGTTGGTTCACAGTTTCAATTTCTCTTGGTGCTTCTCTTTCAAAAACTCCTTGTATTGTTTCTTGTCACCATATTTGATGTGACATTCTCTGCACAATGCTTGTAAATTCTCAATCACATCCTTTGTCTTTGTCCCTCCCATTTGTCTTGGTTCAATGTGATGGATGTCCACGGCAGTTTTGCCACACACCTCACAAGGGATGAAGTCACTTATGTCATAACCGAAATGATTGAGATAGTGCATTGTGTGTTTCTTCATATTTCAAGATTGTACTCATTCAGCAGTTGGTGAAGTTTGTCTCTTGTCTCTTGCAATGCTTTGTAGGTATCCTCGCTTTGGTTATCCGGTGCGTACTTAATCAATCCTCTTAGGTGGTTGTCTAAATCCCAAAGAATTGAATGGTATTTTGACCCATTGATTGCAAAGTCAAAATCTTCTCTCTCCTCATCAAGGTTGAATTCAAGGATTGCTTTCATTGCTCACCTCCTCCGTAGGTTTCGTTGTAGTATTGTTCACCAGTTATTGGTAGTGTACTTTCAGGATAATCAATTCCATGAACTGTTCCTTTGTTGTATGCAGTTTCAATTCTTTCCTTCTCCATTTCCTTGGCTTTGTAAAGCAATCTAACATAGGAAACTGCGTATTCACCTACGCTTATTTCTTCATTTTCTAATTGAACTTTAAGTCTCCATGTTTTATTTGAAAACCACTCTACTGCCGTTTGTTGTTTATTGCTCATTCTTTCTTCTCCTCTTTGGTTTCTGCTCATCATCGGCAAGTTGTGCTTTGGTGATGGCTTCTTGTTGTTGGTTTGCCCATATCAAAAGTGAGTGCAATGCTTCGGTTATACAGGTACTGCAATTTGGCAAGTTCCTTCCGAAGATTTCACGGTGAACATTGTTAAGGATTGCCCCTTGTTCTGGTGTTGGGTTGAACACTTGTGTTTTCTTCCAGTTGTCATACAACGGTTGGAGTGATAGTATAAATTCGATATTGCTCATAGTTTAGTTTCTAATAGTGCGACAATCACGGTTGCAATGGATGCATAAAGTATCCCCACCCAACCGTAGGTGTACAAGAAAAAGGACAAGCCCAACCACCACGACAAGCAAAACGCACAGTCAAGGGGTTTCATTCGCTTCCATTTTGAATAATCGCTTCCGTACAGATAGCGTTTAAGAAGGTCGGCTGGTTTGCCAAAGTTTACGATGATGATTGCCAAACAAGCAATCCCAATTATTTCTGTGTGCATCGGTCTTTCATTAGTTTAATTACCCTCAACACTTCACGAACGGAGATATCTGTCTTTCGGTGGATTGCCCTTGCAGACATTCCTGAACACCATAGTTTGAAAAGTTCTCGTTCATAGAAATATGCTGATTCTGTTACTTGGTTTATTTTGTTGATTCTTTCAAGTTCAATTCCTTCGGCTTGTTCCCTCTCATCCAGTAAGTCAATTTCTTCAGCGAAGTCAAGCTCGTACACATCGTGTTGATCATATATTCTTGATTCGCCAAAGGGATGCCGGTTGCCGTTGATACAAAGGTAGAGAAGACGGATTGACCAGAACTGGATATATCCGTCTCTGTATATTTTTTCGATTTGCTCATCAGGTTTCTCAAGGATAGTCAAAAAGTAAAATTGATACAACTCCCTTGCCAACTCATTGTTTTTTGCAATGTTCTTGGTTGCTTTCTTCAGCCAATCGGCTTTGGACAACTCCAATATGATGTCGGCTTTATTCAATTTTTCTTTTCAATAATGCAAATATAACCATCTTTTTCGTATTTTTTTTGACATCTTATCACCTGATCCTCATCATACAAGATGTGAATCGATGACGAGAGACCTTTGGTGCAAGTAATCACCCAATAACTGAACGGATGTTTCATAGGTTTGTCGTGTGGTTCTGTCGTGTGTAACTAAATTATCAAAGACATTGATTGCATTCATCACGCTGGAATGGTCTCTGTTAAGTATATAGCCAATTGATGAGAATGTCATCTTCAAATGCTTACGGCAAAGGAAGGAGAACATATGACGGGCATACACTACGGATTGTTTTCTCAATGATGAAATAACAAGATCAGGTGTGACATCGTAGGCTTGGCAACAAACCCTCATTGCATCTGTCCAATCCGCATCAATGGTTTTCAAATCGCACTTGGGGTTGATGATTTCTTGTTTAAGCCTTTTAATTTCTTTGTCGTGCTTGACGGTTATGTCTGCAATCTGTAGACGCAATCTGCGAATCTCTTGCTTTAGGTTGTGGGTTTCTTGATATGGGTTCATTAGAATGTTATTTGGCATCTGTTACATTTGTACTTGTTTATTGTCTTGAGGAATTTAACCTTGTAAATAGTATTGCACTTTGTACATTTGGGATGGTCTGCGATTACAATTGAATCATACACCGATTGCCAGTACTCGTGACCTTGTGGCGTAGAATCCCATTTAAACGCATCTAACAGCATATTTTTCATATTGTAGTATGATGTCCCCTTCTTGTCCTTTTCAACGAGTTGTATGAACTCTTTGTACATTGGCAATCTCTTTGCTTTTGTTGAAAGTACTTCGTCTCTGCGGTAGTCAATTATTTTCATTTAGTTCTTGTATTATTTCAAAAAGTTGATATGCGATTTGTGGGACTATGGCATTGCCGTATCCTTTGATTGATTCTGCTCTCCACTTTGAAAAGGTGATTCCGTCCAATTCGGTGGGAATCCCATCATCTCCGCTACAAACCGGGGATTGAGTTGGGAAGTGCTGCCAGTTTGAAGTTTGATATAATTTGGCAGTTGACTTTCGTGAGTCATTACATTCCCATTTTCTCCCCTCAAGTGCTCCAATGAATTTGCTCCTTTGTAATCCCTTGTTGCCGGAGTTGGTAACATCCCCATTGCCATTGCTCTTGTCAATGTCACCGAGTGCATACTCCCCTCCTTGACTTGTGTTGACTTCATCGTTGCCGTTGCATTGGTTGAGTCCATTACTGTTGGTGTCGGTAGCATTCCGTAAAAATTCACCGCGTCTAATATTGAATTTGGACGATTGTTTCCCGCCGCTCTGCTCATCATTGTTTTTGCCCCTGTTTGTTTCAACATCTCCACTCGTTCTGGATGGTCCCTTTGTATTGCCGTTGGTGTTGGAAGCATCCCCCTCATTGCTTGTTGTCCAAGTCCGAGAATAAATGGGCTGTTCCCTTTCTCCATTTGTTTTTGATTCCTCGCATCCACTTTCTCTATCGGTGCTTCGTCCATCATTGCCGTTGGCGTAGGCAATAAACCAGCATCTGTCTCTTCTATGCGGAGCGTTTTTGGCTGCAGCTGGAATAATAAACGGCTGAACTTCGTACCCTTCACCTTCCAAGTCAAGGCACACCTGCTGGAATACCAATCCGCCATCAATATTCGTGATACCAAAGACATTTTCTGCGATGACAAATTTGGGTTTAATCTCTTGTATTGCTCTAAGCATTTCGCCCCACAAGTAGCGTTCATCATCTGTGCCTTTTCTTTTTCCGGCAAGGCTGAAGGGTTGGCAAGGGAATCCTCCAGTAAGAATGTCAAT